ATAGTTGTAACATATGTTTTTGGATCATCAATAAAAGATTTTTCTTTTATTTGTCCAACACTACCAGTAACATATGATGGATTATTTGAAAAATTATATTCTGCATTTTTAATTCTTACAAAATAGTGCGTACTAGTAATTTTTTCAGTGTTACGTGCTAAGAACACATAGTTATCAGCCGTTCCTAGATTTTGTTGCAGCAAACTTCCAGATATTGAATGAAACAATGAAAAGTGATTATTTCCTTCATTACTAGAACCTGTATTTGTTCTAAAATTCAATTGTTGATCCAACATTTTTCCGTCTAATATCAAGGTACCATAATCTGGATATGCTAATCCATAATACACAGATTTACCACCAACTTTATAAATACCACCATTAATTGATCCGGAAACTATACTATATACACGTCCCGACTCTCCTAATTTAGCACTAGCTTCTGATGAATCATCAATCAATGTAATAACAGATCCACTTGCAGTTAACGACCCTGTTTTATTTGAAATATTAGTTGTATTAGTCATAGCAGCTAATGGTAATTCAAAGTTTCCTGGATCCAATCTTTCTTTTAATAAAGAACGTTTAAAATTAATTACATATATAGAATCAGTACTGCCTGATCCTTCTGTTGTAAATCTAGTATCTTCTGGAGATAATAATAATTGTCTATATTGACCATATATGGCTCTACTAGGTGAATCATTTAATTGTCCCACCGATTGCGATCCACTTCCTAATGCATGTCCATATGCAATTGAAAATTGTGTTGCGCTAGTACTATCACTAGGTGTTGCATTTAAAATATCAACATAATATCTTCGTTGATCTTGTGTTTGAGCCGAACTAGTAAAGACTGTACTTAAACCAGCTGTGCCTGTGCTCCAAACAGTTGCAGAAACAATTTCTGTTTGTTTTGATACAATATCATTTACTGAATCAAATGTTGTATATGTTCGGCCTGACCTTGATAAATTTTTTGAAGCTTCTTGTTGATCAAACATTTGTTTAGCCAAAACTTGTGCTGCCGAATTGATTTGTTCATTTAATGTTGCTTTAGCTACTGCTGCATCTTTTAGTTGATTAGCCATTGTGACAACGGGCTTGACATTAGGTCGAATACTAACTGATCTATTAAGACGACCATCATCTGCAAAATCGGCAACACCTCTAGCTACATTACGTGTTCCACGCTGAATACTTTGTCCTATTCTTCCAAAAATGCCCGGCAGTTTGCCTTGTCGGTCTTGATTTTTTAATTGATGAATTAATGTTTTCATATTATATTATATTTCTTTTTTTTTTAAATTGTTGCAGTAGTTGCTTTTTTAACTGTTACACGCATAGTAACCGTGCCGCCTGTTTCATTACCTATAATAGTAATCGTTGCAGTTTTATCTTCAACCATTTGTAGTTTAGCTATAACTTTAAATTCAAATCCAGATACAGCTACACTTTGAGCATCTTCATTATCTCCAATAAATCTAGCAGTTGTTGGCATAATATTGTTTTGTAATCGTTTAGTAACAATAATATCACATACACTAGAATCAGATAATATTGCAGAATATCCTAATGTGGCATTTCCACCTTTAAAGTTACTAGTATCTGGAGAAATAACAGTACTATTACCTGGAGCGGTTAATATAATTGCAGGATTACCAACATTAATAACTGGTATATTTTGTGTTTTCTTAGGCAATGTAATTAATTTATATTTTAATGCTTGCGTTTCATCCGGAATTGCTTCAATGATTGGCATTCCTTCAATGATTGCACCATAATATGCCGTGCCTAATGGATGATCTGAATTCCATAATGAATAATCAACTTCATCATCTCCTAATGCAAATTGCGTAATATTAAAATCGCCTGCTCCGCGTGCTAATAGTTCGCGTCCTTTAATTGTTAAAATAGCGTCGACAGTAACGCTTGAATTATTTAAATATCCCATAATTTTTTATCCTTTAATATAAATATATGAACGTAGAATTTATCTATCTAAAAAATTTCCACTCTTTCCAGGTAATTTTTTCTGAAGTTTATTTGGGTTAACTATAAAATATTCAACTACAGGTCCGCCATCAATGGTTTGTTTAGATTTTACATTGAATGCAGACGATGATATTTTACATCCATTATATCGATGATTTTTAATTCCGAGTGATTTATCATTAGAGCTAGATGCTGATTCATATAATCTATAAGAACGGCCTCCGGAAATAAAAGTTGTTATTACCTTAGTTAATGATCCCGATACAAGTGAATTAGATGATATATGTTGTTTATCAATTATTAATTGATGTGAGTCTGACCGCCATGGTGGTGTCGATGCTGTTATATATAATGTTGATCCTGGAACTGTTTTGTCAAATAATTTATTATAAATTATATTAACAAATTTATATGTGGTTCCATTATATCGTTTAGATTGTGATGAAGTTAAATATCCTTGACACTGATCATCATCGTACCCTATAATATTTTTAGTTACTTTAAATAAACTAGTATCAAAATTTTGAAATGAGCTAGTAATTTTAGTTATTTGCAATACCGGTTGTGATTCATATATTTGAAATGAACTAGTAATTTTAGTTGGTTGCAAGATTGAATTTGCATTTAGAACTTGAAATGAACTAGTAATTTTAGTTGGCTGCAATATTGAATTTGCATTTAGAACTTGAAATGAACTAGTAATTTTAGTTGGTTGCAAGATCGGATCCGCATTTAAAATTTGAAATGAGCTAGTAATTTTAGTTGGGTCTAATATTGGGTCTGCATCTAAGATTTGAAATGAACTATTAATTTTAGTTGGGTCTAATATTGGCTCTGCATATAAAGTTTCATCAACCCAAGATTGTGTCATATACAATGGCAACATACCTTCAACAGTTAAATCAGTAGCTAATACATCAATTAAGTCGTCATCAATTGTTACAGTATATGAATTATCAAATCGCTGTATACCTGGTAATATATCTAGTTTACTTCGTTCTAATAATGTTGGTTGAATTAATACGCCTGTTAATTTATTGACTCGTGCAGGAATTAATTGATCTAGTTGCTTAAAAAACGACATATCAAACAATGTAAACATGTTTATATACATGTTAATATTGGTTTTATCTTTATATTTTTTCCAATATGTATACGAATAATTTATTAGGTCTGGATATGAATCTTTATTAATAGTTGTATCCGGATCTCCAATATATTGATTTAAATCGCTATTACTTAATTGTGCTATAATATCTTCATCAACCATTGTCTGCGGTGAAAAATATACTCCTAATTTATTGTTATCTAATGGAGCAGTATCATATTGACTAAATTCAGCTCTTGTTTTTACATCTAACGTACCAATTAAATTATTAGATTCTAATCGTATTTTATTATCATCATAAGTACTTGATCCTATAGATGGTGCATCAAAATAATATATTTCTTCTAACGAATCATATGGCTTTGGATTAGTCCACCCCGTAAATGATGAAGATATTGCAGATAATTTAGATTGTATACCCGAGCTTGTTGTATATGTTGTATGATTTATTCGTGATGTTAATGGTAATCTATAAATTAAATCATTGTATGGATCTGCACTATTATAAGCTCCTGGTGCTTTTACATGATTTGCAAAATATGAATTAGCTAACGAAGATGACCATAATCGTAATTCTTGCAATTGACCCTGTAATCTAGATCCGCCTGTTGTGCCGCCTAAAGTTAAAGAACCTGATCCAGCAAAAGAAGCAGTAGCTGACGCAGATACTACTGTTATAATTTTACCATATTTTGCTCTACTAGCAACTAGGTCTAACTTGTTGCCATTTGTTTTTACTATAACAGATGTCCAACCACCATCAAATAATTCAATATTTGCAGAACCAGTATTGTTTATTTTCAATTGACCAACAGTTCCAGAAACATAATTTAACGTTACCGTGTTGCTGCCAATTGTAAACAAGTTCATGACGCTAGGCAATGTAGGAGTTTTTGTTACATCAGCCGTACGGAATCTTAATTGTACCGTATTAATTGATTGACTATAATTTGTTGTAACAGTACCGGTAGTATTAGCTATTAAATCTAATGCATAATTTGAAGTTAACGATTTATATATTGGAGTACGATCAATCTGCGGGCCGCCATATTCGTTAATACTAATTAATGATTCCGGGATACCATAACAAGATAATAATGCTTGTATACTTCGTTTTGTTCCTTTTGATTTTAAAAGAATAGGTAAATTATTTACAATACGTCGCCATATGGCATATGTAGTATGCTTGCCAGATACGGCCGGATCTCCAACAGAATTAGATCCTGTTAACGGCGTACCTGTTTCATTTGTGCCTAAAACATATGACCATAAATCTTGTCCTTGATTCCCAGCTGTTAAAGACCAACCAAATTGTTTTGCTACTGAATATAATAATTCGTTTGGCATTCCTAATTTAGGATTTTCCTCTCGCGAATTAATTTTTGACATATGATTAATGTATGAATATAATATATCATAATGATGTGCCAACATGTTAACAAATGTTTCTAATTGCACATTATTAGCATCTAATCGTACATATTCCGGAATTGCATATATTAATGCATTTAAATTTAATTGATCATATAATAAAGATTTTTCACGAAGATTTTCATACCATAACTTAAAAGTATTGCTATTAGTACCAATTAACGCGTAAGGTACTGTTTGATTTGATTTTGGTACTGGTAATACATAACTGCCTGTTAATTGTGGTACATGATATGACTCTTTTGGTATATAATGTGTAGTAGTTGTATATGATGATGAATTATAATATAAATATTGTTCAAATCCATCAAATCCACTTACTAAATTAGTTGATAATTTTAAAAATTCCGAAGAATTGGTTTGCGCAACACTTCCGGATATGTTTGCAATGTCTAAACTTTTTGATGTATAATATTCTAATAAATTTAATTTGTATATGAAATTATCAACACGTTCTGTTGCTGAGCTATAAAATATAAAATTGTTAAAATTAGAATAATCTAAATTTAAATCTGATGTAGATAATGACCCTGAAAAATATTTATCTATAATTTGTTGTGATGTAGATGTAGATGCTCCTAATAAATCGGTCCATGATTTTAAACCGCTTTCAGTTGAAGTATTATACGAATAATTTGCTTGCCAATTAGCTCCAGACAACGAATTAAATAATTTTGGAATTGAATGCGATATTATACTAACATTGTCTATATATGGACTTTTTAATTCTTCAACAACCCAACATTTAAAATTAACTGCAATATCATCAGATAATCTATCG